TGTTCCTCGACATGATTGCCTGCTGGGAGATCATGGACGGGGCGGAAGAAGCTGTTCCTCCCTCTTCCCCATTGACCGCAGACAATAACGACCAATCTATTTTCAATTTGAAATAACCGTTCTGGCGGGTGTCGGAAAAGCCCGCCTCCACTTGATTTATTTCAGTAATAATCGTAAAATTATGAAAAGAAATCCGTAAAGGAGCGGTAAAAATGAAAACATGTCCAAACTGTGGGGAGTTATTGGGAAATGGAGTTGACAGCTGTTTTAAGTGCGGATATGACTTCATAACTCAGACTGGAGGACGCCCTATTACAACTCCAAAAAAAGTTGAATCAAGGGTGCCAACAAAAAAGATTTGCCCACAGTGCAGAACGATATACCGCGATATCTCTTTAACTCATTGTGAAAAATGCCATGTTCCTCTTGCTGTATATACATCACCGGACGATGCAATATATCAAGAAATAGAAAGAAGCAGCTCATCACCTACAAAACAAAGCAAAGAAGAGCGTCTTCTTGAAAAATATGGGTTAACTGATTTAGATGATAAGGATTTCGCTACTGTCAACTGGATTAATGCAGAACTCAGAGGAAATGGGATGTTAGAGTGGGGCTCTCTGCTCTCCGGCGCCAAATCTACCGATTTAGTGATGATGTCTTGCCTTCGTGCTTTGGTCGAGCAGAATTGGGTGTTATTGCGGCAGCTCAACAAAATGAATACCAGGTTAGAGGAAATCAGCAAGAAAATAGACCATGAATAAAATTTAATTTCCAACATGAAGTGCACTCCTGCCGGGGTGCGCTTTTCTTATGCAGAAAAACGAGGTGGTTTCAGTGAGCGGTATCGATATCGGCCCCAAGATCGGCATAGAGGGTGAAAAGCAGTTTAAAGACGCCATTAAGGCGGTAAACAGCCAAATCAAAACCACAGCCACGGAGCTGAAAGTGTTGGCGGCGGAATCCGGAAAAAGCGAGGACGCTACAAGGAATCTGTCTCAGCGGCAAAAGGTGTTGGGCGAAAGCCTGGACGCAAATAAAGCCAAGGTTAAAACCCTAACCGCGCAGTATGAACGGCAGAAATCAGAGCTGGACAAGCTGGGAACCGCTCTGGAAACTGCCCGCAGGGAAAACGGCGAGGGCTCTGACCAGGCCATCAAGGCAGAAAACGCCTATTCCAAACAGGCCAGGGCGGTCAACGACCTGGAATCCCAGATCAACACCGCAAGGGCACAGGTTGCAACTATTTCCGGAGAGCTGGAAACGAACGCAGTCAAGCTGGAAGAAGCCAGGAGCCATGCCATCAAGTACGGCGACGCCATGCAGGCTGCCGGGGACAAGCTTGCCGGGATAGGCGGAACTATTTCCAAAGCCGGGAACGCTTTGACGCTGGGGATCACCACTCCCCTACTGGCCGCCGGTACCGCCTCGGTCAAGTTTGCCACCGACGCGGAAACATCTTTTGCAAAAGTGGGAACAATCCTGGATTCCAATGTGGTTTCCTACGACAAGCTCAAAAGCGGGGTAATCTCAGCCAGCAATGAGAGCGGGATTGCCGTTACAGATTTTAACGAAGCATTGTATTCCTCCGTCTCTGCCGGTGTGGACAGCGGCAAGGCCATTGCCTTTACCGGGGACATGGTGAAACTGGCAAAGGGCGGCTTTACAGATACCGCCAAGGCAGTGGACGTGGTTACCACTGTGCTGAACGCCTATGGAATGGAGGCTGACCAGGCGGAAGCCATCAGCGACAAGCTCATTACCACCCAAAACCTGGGCAAGACCACCGTAGATGAGCTGGCAAGCAGCATGGGCAAGGTGATCCCCACTGCAAACTCGGTAAACGTCGGTATCGATGACGTATCTGCGGCTATGGCCACTCTGACCAAAAATGGTATTGCCACCGCCGAAGCCACCACTTATTACAATTCTATGTTAAACGAACTTGGAAAAAGTGGAAGCACCGCGGACAAGGCCTTGAAAGAAATTTCCGGCAAGAGCTTCAAGGAACTGGTAGCGGAGGGAAAGCCCGTCACTGAAATTTTGCAGCTGCTCAGCGACAACGCCGCGAACTCAGGCCTTTCCCTTTCCGATATGTTTGGATCTGCTGAAGCCAGCAAGGCCGCGCTCACCATCATGAAGGGGAACGGAGATGAGTACAACTCCATCCTGCAGCAGATGAAGGACAGCGCGGGAGCCACCCAGACGGCCTTTGAAAAAATGGACAGCACCCCCGCCGCCAAAATGCAGAAGGAGCTGAACAAGCTCAAAAACGCCGGGATCGAAACCGGGAGCAAACTGCTGCCTCTTGTTACAAAGGCGGTTTCCGGAGCCGGGAAGCTGCTGGATGTCTACAACGACCTGGACGACGGTACCAAGGATCTGATCCTGCGCACCGCCGGGATTGCCGCCGCCTCCGGACCTGTGCTGAAGATTGCCGGGACCGCCACCACAGGGGTTGGCAAGCTTACCTCCGGCGTGGGTAAATTGGCAAAGGATTTGGGAAAGCTCAGCGCCGCCAAGAAGGGCGCGCAGGCCATTGGCGAAGTGGGCAGCAAGGCTGTGCAGTCCGTGGAGGGCGTGAGCGGTTTTTCCAAGGCCCTGATAAAGCTGGCCTCCCCCGGCGGGATTGCGCTGTTGGCCGCGGGCGCCGTGGTGGGCATTGGCGCGGCATTTTTGAAGGCGCGGGACGACGCGGTTAAAGCAGACATGGCAAAACGATTCGGTGAAGTTAAGCTTTCTGCCGATGAGGCAAAAAAGGTGGTCGATAAATTGACCACAACAAAATGGACCATGCAGCTGAACTTATATTCCGACGCAAAGGAAAAGTTAGACGACACCCTAAAAGCCTTTGAATCTGCAAAAAGAAATCTGGAAAAGGAAACCTGGAAGGTCTCCCTGGGCTTAGCTCTTGATGCAGATGATATCACAGGATATAAAGACGCGATAGACTCTTACATCCAATCTGCAATAGATACTGTAGAACAAGCAAACTATACTGCTCAGGTTTCCATTAATGCCGTTTTAAGGCCTGGTACAGATGCCAATATTGCAGTGGCAAACTATAGTTCAAATTTTTACTCTACCGCCCAGGGAGAGCTTGATAAGCTTGGAAAAGAGCTGGCAAAGATAGTTGATGAATCTCTGGGGGACGGCGTTTTAACAAATGAGGAACTAATTAATATCAATGAAATTCAATCCCGTATGCAGGCCATTATGGACAAGATTGCCGACCGGCAATACAAGGTTGAATTAAAGAAGCTGGAAATTGGCGCCGATGAGAAAAGTATTTCCGTGGAGAGTTTTAGAGAACTCATGGATAAGGCCCAGAAAGCTCTTCAGGAAAGATCGGACAGTCTGCTTTCTTTGACGGCAGAAACTACGTTAACGCTGGAAGAAATGCATATGGACAAGACCATTACCGATGCGGAATACGGGAAATGGCTGAATCAAATGCAGTCTTATCTTCTCGAACAAAAAATTGAGCTGCTATCCCCCACCATAGATCTAGGGATTGGAACAATAGAAACCAATTACAATGATGTCATTCCGAAACTGAAGGACGATTTTGAGAAAAACTTAACTGAAACCTTCAAGCAGATAAATATTGATCCGGGATCTGATGCTTATGGCTGGTTTAATACCTTGTATTTAGATTTCCAGGACAATTTTCTGGTATTAGACGAAGAGGCAAAAAGAGGGATCAACAGTCTTGTCGCTGAACTGAAGCCGGAAAAAGAGCAGCTTGAAAGCATTCGGGATGAATATATCCGCTTGGGAATGGCCCCTCCACAAGCCGTTACACAGGGCCTGGGAGACATCTATGAACTGGAACAGATGTCTGGGGCAGGAGAGCATATTCTGGAATTAATGGCACAAACAATAGCAGAGAGTCCCGAAAAGCAGGAGGTTATCACACAATCCATAAAATCCGGCCAGGAAATCCCGGAGGAATTGGCACAGGCCCTGCTTGATAATTACGGGATTGTAATCGATGCGGAAACAGGCATGTTTGATGTTGTAAAGCAGGCTACGTTTGCCTCCCAAGAGGAAGCCGTTGAGTTTTTAAATGATGCCGGCGGAAAGCTCAGCTCCGCATTTGCTGAAAGTATTGCTGAACAATACGGGCTTGTGTACGAAAACGGAAAATATATGGTAGGGCAAGTTTCCAAATCAGCCGTGGACGAAACAGAGCCAACGGCAAATTCCATGACCGAATTTGTAAACACGATAACCGACGCCATGACCACTGCCTTTACAAACAAAGGTGAAGAAGTGGATGCTTCTGTATCTGCTTTGATTGGAAAAATCAAGACAGGTGTGACGGTTACACAGGATGAATTGAACGCCGCCTTTTCTGCGTTGGGCTGGGATCTCCCACAGAGCTTGATCTCAAGTCTTTCCTCAATGGAATCCGCTACGCAGACTCAGGCTATTTCTCTGCTGACTCAACTTTCCAAAGCAGAAGAATCCAAGCGTCCAGCGTTGAAAGAACAATTAGAATCACTTGGCATTGCAGTGGATGACAGCCTGATAGCAGGCCTTAATAAAAATCAGAAAAATGTTGAAAGCAAAAGCGAGGATGTTGGCGAAGCAGTTGACGAGCACACTGCGAAGGGAATCCAGGATAATGAAGACATCGTTGACGATGCTTCAGAAGCTGCCGCGAATTCAGCCATTGACGCAATGAATAGCGTGATTGAAAAAACCAAGTTATCTGCGCCCGGCATGAGCACTCCAGACTGGACGGCAGAAGCTGCGTCTGGCCTCAAAGGGATGCAGGAATATTTGTATAACAATCCCCTGACGGTCAAAGTGAATCAAGTGACTGGTTCTATCGCCGAACATGCGGCTGGCGGCATTTTTAATGTCCCCCATGTGGCAATTGTAGCGGAAGAAGCGCCGGGAGAGGCCATTATCCCGCTTGCTGCATCCAGAAGGGCGGACGCCATTGGGATTTGGATGGAAACGGGCAGGAGGCTGGGTATGGAAGCCTACGAGAGCATGGTCAGCGCGGGGCATTCCCTCGGATCGGCAAGATCCCGTGCGCAGGCTGTAAGACAGAAGTCCTCTCCCTCTCCTTCGATTGTATTTGAAAAAGATGCCGTTGTAATCCACACGCAAGCACAGGATGCGGATGAGATATACAGGACGTTCAAAAGGCGGCTGGATTACGACGTGTCAAAGGAGGTGCGTTCGCGTGGAAGTCTTACATAGCTATCTGCGGTTTGACGGGAAGGATTCCCGGGACTTCGGGTTGTCCATCGAGCAGCCTGAGATTACAAAAAAACCGAAACGAAAGGTAAATCGGATCTCCGTACCGGGGCGGTCCGGAGACTATCTGGACGACGAGGGCGCCTACGAAAACGCGGAGCTATCCTACCGGGTATGGTGCAGGAAGGAGGAGCGCGATCGG